GTCGGAACGTTGCCTCTGCCGTGACGTAGTACCGGACAGCCTGCTCGGCGTTGATGTCCAGTGTCTCAACAGTCCAGTCACCGTATCCTACGAGTCGTAGGTGCGACGTGTTCCCAGAGATTCTGCCTGGCTGAACGTACACCGTCCCGGCGTGCAGTTCCCATCCGCTGTATGGGCCCCAACCATTCTCCTGCTCAAGGATGTCGGTCACTTCGTACCACTCCTTGATCGGGCTAACTGTGTTGTCAATGCGATACTTAAGTCCGTCAATTCGGAAGACGGAGTCCATGCCAGCAGGCAAGGCAAACGAAGAGGCGTGGAAAGAGTTGAGCATCTCAGGGACTGCGACGGTAGAAACCATCTCTCGCGGGTAGGACCTTGAGACTTCGGCAATCCCCAGCTCAATGAGCTCGGTAAGTTCCTGCGTGCTCCAAGTCCTGTCCACCCCGTCAGAGTTACCAGTATCGCGTAGGTCCCTTCTGATCTTGTTCATTAGGGTGTTCAGTGTTGGCATTAATCCTCCATATGTCCTACCCCAGCCGGCCGAAGCCAGCTGGGGTATTGGACGTACCGTCTATTACAGAGCGGTTGCGCGGGTCTCGAGGCGCAGGTAACGGGTGATACCCGTGCTGGTCTGCGGGACCACGTTGCTCACGATACCGTCGCTCACTGCAACGCTTGACACGGCAGTGAAGGTTCCGGCAATCGTGAATGTCGTTGGGCTAGGCACCGTTGCAACAGTCAACGAAGTTCCGTTGAGCTGAGCATCAACGCCCGTGAGCTTGATCGTCTCACCAGCAAAGAGGCCGTGGGCCGCGCTGGTCGTGATCGTTGCGACGGTCGTCGTGAGTGCCTTGTTCGTAACGACAGCAGCCTTATCGCGGCCGCTGTACTCGCTGACAGATGCCTCACCGATGATCATAGCACCGAAGCGCACCTTGTAACCAAGGAGAGCTCGCTGCGAGAGCGGGTCAGTGTGGTCGCCACCAGGAGCGATGAAGTAGGTCTGCATCGTCTGTGAGTCGCCGACAACGAATGCGTCAGGACCAAAGAAGAGGGCAGAGTAGACGGTCTGACCGTCCACCGTCCACGTCTTTGCCTCGTTGGAGACAAGGAAGCGAACGCCAGAGTACGCGCCGATCTCACCGTTCAGCATGGTGAGGTTCTCCACGTACTTCGAGGCTTCAAGGAAGCCGTGTCCCGAAGTATCGGTGAGAAGGTCGAACTGCTGATTCGGGTGAATGATGCAGCGATAGAATCCATCCGCGAACGGAGGGATGTTTGCAGCCTTAAGGCGTGCAACAGCCTTCTTGATCTCAAGACCGCTGAGCTTGTAGTCCTGTCGGGCTGCGCCTTCAGCAATGTTGCTGACGGTTGCGCCGGCGAGGGCCGCTCGGGTTGAGATTGACGAAGACGTGGACTGTGCCTGTGCGTAGTAAACGCGGGCAGAGCCTGCGTTCATCACGTCACGGACAATGCGGTCCATGGACTGAGCTGCGGCAAACGAGACGCGCTCCGACGCAATCGACACGAGGTCGTGCGGGGAGTCGAGCTGAACGATGTCGCTCAGGCTCGTGTATGCGCCGTACTGCTTGACCGAGAAGTATTCAGTCCGAACCGCGAGGTTGATCGACGGATCAGGCGTCACACCTTCAGTGAGCTCAGTGAGTGCGTGCGAAACATCTGGGTATCGCACGTAGCGAATGCGGTCCGTGCCCTTGACAAACGTGCCAGGGACATAGTTGCTCGGGAGAGCGTGGACCATGTTGTTGCGAAGTTCCTTCTGGACCGACTGCGATACGAGCTCCTGAACAAGCTTCTGGTAGGCATTAGCCTCAGAGCCATTCAACGAGTTCGTAAGGTGCAGCGGAGGCCCGGAGAGCGTGTTGCTCGTAGCCATTTAACTACTCCTTATTACTCTTGCCAAGGATTACCAAGGGCCTTAAGGGCTCCAAGGATGTCCTCGGTCTTCATGGGCTTATCCTTGGGGACGTTACGCTTTGGCGTATTGGCGTCTCCAGGGGTCTCAACGGTCTCTTGACCGCTAGTGAACTGCTTGACGAAGTTCTCAAACTCCGCAGCGCGTTCCACCTCGCCGAGGCCGCGAACCTTCTCCTGGAACTCGTAGTACTTGGGGAAGTTGACTTTCAACTTTTCCACCTGGTACTCGGTCTTGGTTGAGTTCAGCTCGTCCTCAAGCTGCTTGATCTTGCGCGCTGCCTTCTCGAACTCCGACAGGGAGGCCTCTTCTTGAGCGGCCTTCCACTGAGCGAGCTCATCGTACTTAGCCCGGAACTCATCTGCTGCCTTTTTGGCCGCCGTGAGTGCCTGGTCCTTTCCGGCTAGACGACGCTTCCAAGTGGCGACATCATCCTCCGACTGAGTGGCAACCTCCGGGTTTTCACCATCTGGCTGCGACTCCAACGGCTGCTGTGCCGCGACTTCAAGGTCTGCCATCTATTGGCTCCTTCTCTTACTACAGGTCGGCACTTCCGACCTTTATCTCCTAAATTCTGAAGAAGAAGGCCTTCCTTCTTCTGATGATGGATTTGGCAGTCTCTGTGGAGAGGTCAGCTCTGTAATTGAGTTGAACAACATCCTGCCAGTTCCTAGAACACCGCTTGTTGTAAACGGTTTGGTTACTTGATCAATAATGTCTACTGCGTTGTACTGGTCATATCCCTGTCGGGAGACGGTAGAGATACCGCTTCTCAGCCACGCAGGGAGGACAACGGTGATGTCTTCTGGGTGGCCAGGGATTAGCTGGGCCAAGAGGAACATGTACTCTGGCTGCTCCATAGCATCCTCGTACTCTGGACCCATTGGGTTCCTGTCAAGGTAGTCCTTGATCTTGTTGTATGCGACGTACCCGGCACCAGGTGCAATAGCACCAAACGGCTTGTAGAACATGAACCTGGCCAGCTCTGGAAGAACCTTACCGATCATGTACGAGAATGGGTACAGACCAAGGAACTGATGGTTAATGCTGCGCTCAAGCCAGCCACGGTTCCTGTTGAAGTAGTTGACCCTGTCCATGGCCTCGGCAGCCGTCTCATACGACCACTTGGCAGCCTGGAACATGGCCTCCTCGCCTGCGTGCTTCTCAAACATTAGGCTTGCGGAATCCGAAAGTATTTTCTGGGTAGAGCGGGCTTGGGCAGCCAGCGGGCTTTCTCCGCGAACAAGACCATTAACGATGCTCCTGATCTGCGCTCGAGTCGCCGGTGTGGTGTCCACAGCTCCAGCGCGTGTCCTGATCTCCTCAATCAGGTCTGCCAAGATGTTAAGCTCTGCTCCGTACTTCTTGGCATTGGCAAGGGCCTCAATGAGGGCTGCGCCCTGCTGCCCAGATCCGAGACCAGGGTTAAAGTTCTCCATGAGCTCAGATACGATAATCTTGTTGATCTCTGAGTTGGCGTGTTGTACTCGTAGTCCCTTTGATGTCTCTACGAAGTAGTTGATTGACGAAACGTACGCGTCCTTGGCGTCATTGAAATACGTGCTTGGCCGCTGCAGCTCTCTTGCATATGCAGCAGAGTCAAACTCAATCCTGTTGAGAGCGTCGTTTAGCCTTGTGACGTCAAACCCGCCGTCCTTGGCAGTGTTGACGATTCGAGCCCGCAGCACAGCTGCGACGACCTCCGGTCGGACACCGTCGTTGATGAGCTGGGCGAATGCTTCTGGCGTGTATACCTTGGCAACCAGCTCGGCGTCGTTCATTACCATGTTAAGAACGTCTGTGCTTGGGTTTACGGCAAATCCGAATCCAGGCTTCTTGAGGCTGTCTAGTGTGCTGCCGCCGAACTTGAAGTTCTGCAGCCTTCGGTATTCTGTATACCAACCAAGGAGTTGGTCAAGGGCGTTGTCTCCGTACTGCTTGCTTAGCGCAAGGTACTCTCCTGGACGGTTCTGTCGTACCCAGCCCTGGAAGTTCTCTGCCATTTCAGATACGGCCATGATGTCTCGGTATGATTCCTTGAACTCGGCAGCCTTTGCCCACTTAGGCTCAATCTTTTGATTGAGGCCAGAGAACATGCCGGTGTCGGCAGTGTCAAGGATTGCCTGATCTCCGCTGAAGAACACGTCACGAAGCCTTACGCTGTCCTTGAGCGTGCTCGGCAAGCCGTTACGTTGTGCAACCAGACTTGTGTAAAACGCCATGTCGTGGACGTTCTGCGCAAGAGCGGAAGACCGCTCACCGAAGGACGCTCGTAGCTCCTGCGCGCTGGTCCCTGATCGCTCAAGCTTTAGCTCAATAGCCGACTTGTTGATCCCACGAAGCTCTGCAAAAAACGGGGACTCAATCAACTCTTGAATGAAGAAGAGTGGGCTATACTTGTACTTGACTGTTGGGTAGTAGTTCTCCGCCACCTTGGCGATACCCTTGCCGAGAAGCGGAAGATTCTTGGCCTTCCCAGTAATATATTGCGAGTAGCCAACTTCCTTGAACTCTCCAGCAATAGCCCTAATAACCTGCTTTTGCAAGCTAATCGGTCGAACCCCGATGGACTGCAGTCCACCGTTGCGTAGTTGCAAGGACGATCCGTTCTCCTTGAGCACGCCGTCCATGATCATGTTGTAGTCCTGCTCGTCAAGGCCTCGGATGCCGATTCTGCGCTCAACGGCAAACTGGTTTGCCCGTCGGTAGAACTCGTCAATCTCGTCAACGGAGAACCTGTCTCCAAGAGCTAGGTGGATTCGTGCTAGGGCAGCGTTTCCGATTGTTGACTGGCTAATTGGGGCCATCATTGTCTGGAGGGCCTTCCTTGCGTATCCTACGCTGTAGGAGCCCTGCTTCCCAAACTCTGGGAGTCCGTCAACAAAGTCTGACGTAATGTCAACAAATGGTCGGCTCTCGGTCGCCATCTGCGGGATGGCCTGGTCTCCGTCTCGAACCTTGCCTAGCATGACTGGCGTCTTGGTCATTCCGCTTTCTGGCGCGAGACCAATGCGGTACCCGTCTGATTCTAGAGACCTAATAACGTCGTCAATTTCGTCTGCGCTGGCACCTAGGGCTGCCCACGCTGCCCTGATGGCAGCAATCTCCTGACCGCTAGCTGCAACGATGTAAGCTCCGTTCTTCAGTGATGAATTAAGCATCCCGTATACTTCGGTCGGAGGAACGTATCCACGGTTGTACTGGATGCCTGTCAGTAGGTCTGACACGTCAGCGAACTCCCTGGCTGCACCCTTGGCCCAGATCTTTCGTGCCTCAATCATGCCTTCGCCGATTGAGTCTGTCTTCATCAGGACGTTGCTAATCTCTGCAAGGATATCCTGAGG